GGGTTTTGCTGGTGGACAAGTGGGCGACTATTTGGTGGGCGACCCCGGCGCGGTGAAGAACTTTGTCTCCAGCACAGCGGCAAACATGGTGGCGGGTAAAGACCCCGAGACTGCGGCTAAAACTGCACTTGTACAAACCGGCATTCAAGGCACTGCGGACGCAATTTCGCAAGCACAAGCCGAGAAGTACATCGAGAATCTTCCCATTCCGGATTATTTAGATGTTGGCCCTGCCCCAACAAGTGCGGACACAATGGCGGCATATCCGGAGACCAATCCGGCAAACTTTGTTGGCCCACCCGCAGACATTGATACGACACTGCTAGACCTATCAACTGCTGCGCCATCCACACAGACATATACCTATGAGGATGGAAGTACCCTAACGGTTGATGCAAGCGGTGGCGTAGTTGGTTATACAGATGCAACCGAAACCCCATACAAAGGGCCGGTAGAAACACCGTCAAGCCCACTCACAAAGTCTCAGATTGAGGGGATGATAAAACTCGGTCTTACTGTGGCTGGCGCAAGTGCAGCAGCTAATGCCGTACGAAACGCCATATCTAGCGGCGGTGATGAACCGCAAGGCGGTTTCCCATTCACTCCGAGCGACATATCCGGATGGGCAAGCCCCGAGTACACGCAAACATGGCAAGCCCCGCTAGACATAAACTCACTGTTTACCACCGACAATCTGTTAGGTGGCACTCAATGGGCTGGACTGCAAGGAAACCAATTCGCCAATATCCCGCAAGTATCAATGTCTGATTTCATATCGAGTATCCAAAATGGAAAAGTTTGAACTTGCCAAGAATCTGCTCTCCGATGAATTCTTCTTAGAAGAAATGGAAGCATTAAAGCAATCTGAATTGCTGAATATAGTTAACTCTGCGCCGGATGATATTGAAGCGCGAGAACTTGCATATTTAAAAATTCATGCTTTACAATCAATTAAAGGCCACTTTGAATCAATCGCAGCTACGGGGCTAATTGTGAAGAAGCGGTGGAAGATTTTGTAATCGTTGATTACACCGTGGCACTCGGTAAGTGCTGACAACTTGGGTTAGAAATGAGTGATAACACGGCTCCGCAAGGAAGTGAATCGCTGAATGTGGAACAAGCTGCATCCGCATTTTTTGGATTAATGGATTCTGAACCGAACGCCGAAGGCCAAGTCGAACAGAATGCAGATTCAGAAAATGATGATGGCGTTGATTCCGAGTTGGTGGATTCTGAAGAAGGTGAGAAAGAGCAAACTAGCACTTTTCGCGTCAAAGCGGCGGGAGAAGAACGCGAAGTTACTTTAGATCAACTTATTGAGGGCTATCAACTTGGGGCCGACTACACAAAGAAGACCCAAACGCTTAGTGAACAACGCCGCGCTGTGGAAGCAGAACGGTCGAAAATTGACGAAGCAAACAAGGTAAGAGATCAGTACGCCCAACGCTTGCAGATGATGGAACAATTCCTAAGTCAGCAAACGAAGGGTGAGAACTTGGATGCTCTAAAGGAAAGTGACCCCATCGGGTATGCAGTCAAGGTAGCAGAACAGCAACAACGCAAGGAACAACTTGCGGTTTTGAAGGCAGAACAGCAACGCATTGCCCAACAGCAACAAGCGGAACATTCTGAGAAACTCCAAAGCCACATTGCTCAAGAAAGCCAAAAACTTTCTTCTTCTATACCGGGCTACGCAGACCCAAAGACCGGCGACCAAATCCGAAAGGATATTCGGGACTACGCCAAGTCGATAGGGTGGACAGACCAAGAGTTAGCCAATGTCTATGATTCTCGTGCTGTTTTGAGTTTGTATCATGGCATGAAGTATTCCTCTTTGCAAAAGGGCAAGCCGGAGTTATCCAAAAGGGTAGCCGAAGCACCCCGAATGATGAAAAGCGGAGTATCTGCGCCAAGAGACAATCAAGAACAGCACAAAAAAGCAGTAGCGCAATTGCGGAAGACCGGAAAAATCCGAGACGCTGCAAGTGCGTTTGAACGGTTCGTTTAATTCAAGGATTCAATCATGGCAACCTACCAAACCTATACCTCCATCGGTCAACGGGAATCACTTTCCGATGTGATCTACTCTATTTCACCAACCGACACTCCATTTATGTCATCCATTGGTAAGGGCAAAGCAACCGCTACCAATCACGAATGGATGACTGATTCACTTGCGAGTGCAGTTTTGACGAATGCGGCTGTTGAAGGGGACACGGCATCTGATGCCACTATTGCTGTCACCACTCGCATTGGCAACAAGACTCAGATCAGCCAAAAGACCGTGAAAATCTCCGGCACTTTGGAAGCTGTTGATAAAGCAGGGCGCAAATCTGAGAAAAGTTATCAATTAGCGAAAGCAAGCGCAGAAATTAAGCGAGACATGGAGACCACTCTGTTGTCAAACCAAGCAAGCACGAACGGTAACTCAAGCACTGCTCGTAAATTGGGTGGTTTGCAAACATGGTTGGCTACCAATGGTGACTTCGGCACAAGCGGTGTTGCTGGCGCAAGCGGCACGACCACTCGTACCAACGGCACTAACCGCACCTTTGATGAAGCCACTCTGAAAACTGTGGTTAAAGAAGTGTATGCCTCCGGTGGCAATCCCAAAGTGTTGATGGTCAACCCCGGCCATAAACAGTTGGTCTCTGCCTTCACGGGTATTGCGGCTCAACGCTACATGGCTCCCGGTGATGCACCTACGACCATCGTGTCGGCGGCTGATATTTATTTGAGCGACTTCGGTTCAATTTCGATTGTTCCCAACAGGTTCATGACCAGCACCAACACTTGTGACGAAGTTGCGTTTGTGTTGGATGTGGACATGGCATCAGTTGCCTATCTGCGCCCCTTCCAAACCAACGAGTTGGCAAAGACGGGTGATGCGGAAGTGACTCAGTTGCTGGTGGAATACACCTTGCAAGTGAACAACGAAGCTGCCCACGGCATCATCGCTGACTTGACTCCCTAAGAGTGAATGCCCCCATGTTTAACCGCATGGGGGTTTTTCTATGAATGAGTTTCGTAAATCTGTTGCCCACGCTGATGGCGAAGGCGGCATCATTATTGAGACACGCCAAGATGTAACGGCAAACATTGAGCAAAATCTAAAGGAATTCAATTCCTACGATGAACGCGCAAAGTGGTCGGATGACATTTTTGGTAACAAGATAGCTTCAATCCCATTGACGGTGATTGATGATCTAAACGCAAAAGGCATCATGCGGGGATTTGCTGTAATCGATGAAAAGCAAATGAAGGCATGGCTTAACAATCCCGATAACAGATTTTTCAGAACTAGACCGGGGAAAGTATGAGCATTGCGACATTCTCTGAACTCAGTACAGCGGTTGCCAACTATTTGGCCCGTAGTGACTTGACCGATCAGATTCCCGACTTCATTCGGTTTGCAGAACTGAGACTTCGCAGAGAACTCCGCATTCGGCAAATGCTCAAATCAGTAACCACCACTACGACTAGTGGGGATGGAACGGTAGAGATACCGTCAGACTTTCTTGAGGCTAGAGACTTCTATGTAACGGGGAACCCTCCGCAACCATTGACCTATCTGTCTCCATCGGTGTTCATTCGGAACACAGATTCTCATGTTCGCGGTAAACCGTTGAACTACACAATTTTGGCAACTGAGTTTCAGTTAGCCCCAATGCCGGACAACACATATACGGTTCAACTGCTGTATTACTCTGCTCCGACATTCCTATCAAGCGGAAATTCAAGTAATGCGTTTATGGCTAACTCTCCCGATGCTTTGCTTTATGCGGCATTGTTGGAGGCAGAACCATACATCATGAACGATGCACGAATTCAGACATGGGCTACCATGTATCAAAGGGCAATCGACACATTGGTTAGATCGGATGAATCTGCTCAATACTCGGGTGTTCCACTCGCAATGACTTTATCAAAGAGGTAAAAAATGGCTGCAATGTCTAACTATCTTGAGAATGCTTTAATCAATGAAGTACTCCGCGCAACTGGCTACACAGCACCTACAACTGTCTATGTTGCACTGTTTACGAGTGACCCTACAGATGCTGGTAGTGGTACTGAGTGCACTGGTACAAGTTACGCTCGTCAGTCTGCTACTTTTGCTGCTCCCTCTAATGGTGCTTCTAGCACTAGTGCAGATATCAATTTCCCGCAAGCTGGAGGTTCATGGGGAACCATCACCCACTTCGGTATTTTTGACGCTCTTACTAGTGGGAATTTGTTGGTACATGGTGCTTTGACCACTTCCAAAACAATCGACACGGGCGATGTATTCAAAATCGCTAGTGGCTCTCTGACTGTCACCTTTGCGTAATGGCAGATGTTTGTGGCCCATTCACGCTTGAACAGCTAGACCTATTTGGGAGCATCGATAGTCTAGCCTTCTCGCTTGATTCAACCGTTTGGACTGATGCAAATGTCTGCATCATTGAAGCGGCGGCATCCGCATCGGGTGCAGGGTCAGTCAACGCAAGCCCAATAGCGGTATTGGCGGGGGCATCGTCTGTCAGTGGTGACGCACAAACACAGATAACTTACATTCGTGTAAGAAACTCAAGCGCATCTATCAGCGGTAACGCT